TCACCATCCATCTTGACCATACGAATAGGAATATAAGGCGTCTTAGCTATAGGATAAGTCTGTTCACTTCCTTGAATCACCTGTTCATCCACCTCTTGATAAGACAAATAGTTATCACCACTTCTGCACACATGTGTATATACATTTATAAGGTCTTCTGGTTTCTTGTCTGTCTTAATAAGGTTTTGTATGGTTTCATCAAGTGTTGCATACGCCACTTTGTCTAATGTAACAATCTGCACGACATTGCCCAATCCATCTCTTTGTATTACATAGTCCATCAGTTTGTACAGTTTGATACCGCCCTCAGCAGGTGGAAGAAACAGCAAGGCATTCCCGGCAACAATCAGCTGTTTAATACTTTCCAGGACCGTAACACGTATCTGATTAGACTCTATGTACTTCATCACTCTGTTCTCAATCATCATCAGAGCCTGTTCAACCTGCGCTTTTGTGTCTTCCTGCCCATTATTCATATACTCAGCTAATACTTCATCAGACATACCTAATCTGAAGAAAGGCGAGTTCGGCGGCATGAGTGCAAGAATCAACTTAGACGCAAGGTTATTGACACCTCTTGCTCCTACCGATTGATATGGTGTCTCATATTTCGTAGATTTATCATCATTTTCTTTAGGGAACAATGCAGGAATAGTGACCTTTGCACAATCAACAGCACGATCAACATAAGGCTGTCTGTCCGACTTTAATCGTTCATATGTCTTCTTTGCTCCCTGCTCCTGCATTTCCTGTGTCGTAATATCCGCCATATCTTAGATATTCAGCCCTGTGTAACCACCACTGTTGCCGCCAGAACCGTTGTCTTTAGATATGAGAAGCCCTGCTTTACCTTTTTTCTTCTTCTTGCCATTGGAATCTAATGTGGTATTTTCAGTTCCTAATACAGGTGCTTCTGGAGCCTGAGCCTGCGTACTCGCCTGTATCTGTGCTCCTGTAACTTCTGGTGTCTGTACCTTTACAGTCTGTGAACCGCCACCACCAACACCAAGAACCTTCCCAACAACTTTAAATGGTGCAGACACTACCTTCTTCAGTGCCCTACCAATTCCACCACTCATTAATTAATCATTCTCCTTTCCCGTCAATACTGTTTTCTAAATAATTAATAAGGGAACATACACCATCCATAAAACCAAGCTGATATTCAGCAGAAAATTTCTTGTTAGCATTAAGGAAGTAGTTAGGTGTAAATGTCTCCCGTAAATTTGTGATTAACTGTGTAGACACAAGAAGTCTTAGTTCCTCGTTGTTATCCATCAGAACTATCACAATCCTTTCTGAGACAAACATAAGTGGGGTACTCCTCAGAATACCCCTTAATCTTCTTATAGCTATTATTCGAACCGAGGAAAGCACCTGCAAACACCAAGTCACAGTTGTTCTCCCTACACATATCTTTAAGGAACTGGGCCGCAATCCTGCCAAATCCTGCATAATCATCAGACATACTCAAGACAAAGACTTCTTCTACTGCCCTTACCATGTAACCCCACCAAACAAAATCTGGATTGATGTTAAAGGCGACAACGCCGACAAGAGTACCTTTATAGTAGAAGTAAGCAAGATTGCCATACCTGTTCAGTTCAGTTACCATTCTGAATACTCTGTCTTTGTCTGCTAAAGGCTCAATAACCTTGTGTCCCTTACGTAGCTTCCACAAACGTTCGTATACTTTATAGACAAGCTCTGTGTCTTGACTACCATAAGAAACTATGAAACTGGTTCCCAGAGCTTTATACTCCCTGTCTTCCAATCATAATCACCTGCCTTATGCAAGATGTATGCCAACCTTGCGTTCTTCAATGCTTCCTGTTCGTTACCTTGATATGCCCTCAGCACAGTGCTCCACGTATAACCGAGTTCATCCAGAATACGCTTAGACTTCACTTCACCAAAACCAGGAGCACCTTTATAGTTATCTGTGGTATCTCCCAGAATAGTTTGATATAAATGGAATTTGTCTGCATCTTCCTCAGAGGTCTGAAAATATTTATCTCTCATGAAATCGTAGAACTTCCCAGGAATCGAACGAAAATCTTTGTCTCCAGATATAAGGATATAGTCGCCATCTACTTCCTGTGTCAGAAGTCCTGCACAATCATCAGCTTCCAGATGTGGCTCCATGTAACATACATAGTTATCAAGTATCCATTCACGCATCGGATTGAAGCATACAGGTCTGCGCTTGCCTTTCCTGTTGGCTTTATAGTCTGCAAAAATTTCTACGTTACGGAAATTGTCGTGTGCCTTATCGGTGAGACACATTAACAGCTTATAGTCTCCATCATACTTATAGTGATTCAAAACCTTTTCTGTCAGATCCGTAACAAAGTTATCGTAGTAGACACAGGCTTCTCTCATATCACAGTGCAGAGTCCATATGTCATTACTCCAATGCACGGCTTTCTCACTTTCTAACAGGGAGACAAAGAGCAACATGTCAGCATCAAAAATAAGGTTCATCATGAGAAAGAACAACTCTTTTCAGTGCATCTATCGCAATTCATGAAATCCTTATCAAAAATCTCTGGTGCTGACTTTGCTAACAGTTTCTGAATCTGTTCTGCCATTTGTCTGTGTTCCTTCTGCGCTCTCTTGCACATACGCTTAGGCAGATACTCATACCATGCTCTGAAATTTCCTGTGATAAGGAATTTGTACTCAGCGGCTTTAGGAAGCAAGTAAGCGGCATCTTCTTTATTCTTACATCCATCTTCTACAGCATACTTATAATCAGCCATATGCTCTATCAGCAGACTATCAAGAAAGTCGATACCAGTCGTATGTAATTGTGTAAGTTCACATCCCCTAGAACTCTGTACTGTAAAGGAAAAGTGTCTGTGTCTGGTTAACTGTAGCAACACAGAAATAGAGCACTGAATTTCAAACGTAGCTGAGCAGTGTTCAAGAACAGACAAATGCCCTGCTTGAATAGCTTTCTTTACCGTCTTTTCCCCTACAGGACGTTGATAGCACTCTCCCATAGCTCGCTGAATTAACTGAATATAATTAGGCGTAATAGCAATTAGTTCTACTTTAGGCAATACGTATACCCCCTTCTATTTTATTTCTCTCTGTATATAGATATAACCTCGATATCCTCAGCAAACGGATGTACTACATCTTCTATCTGGTCATATGCTTCTTCTTCTGAATCAGCTTCAATGAGAACATACTCATCTAATTTATATTTCACATGAGCACAATATTTCATTATCCTTTATCCTCCTTAGCAATCAGTTCAGCATATTTTAAAAGTGTTTTGAATCGAGATATAATTTTTCCTTTGTTCTTTTCCGCTTCTTCTTCTGTACGAAAATAGTTTCCAATAGCTTTATTCAATTCATCACTAAAAATATATTCATAAAATGTACTTTTATAAGGTTTCTCTATAGATAGCAAGATGGAGTAATATTCTTCCCCATCTTTAGGTACAAAAGGAGTCTTTTTTGCTAAACGCTTTATAGCTAACTGTAATCCCACTTCGATATTAAAAGCATCATCAGGATGACATTTTGAAATCCCTGTCTTCCCACTGTTGTCCTTAACTACGATTTCTCCATCTTTGCGAATAGACACATGTGTAAGGCATGTCCCCTCAGGTAAAAACTCTTTCTCATACTTAGCAATAACAGTCTCAACATAAGATTGAAACTCTTTACTATCTATTAGATCTATGTCAAACTTAGGTGTCTTTTTGGTAAGCTGAATGCTATTATAGGTTTTTAAAGTTTTTAAATCAAACTTTGGATCCTTACTGTCATCAAAAAACCACAATTCTAAAAATTTGTCATCCGATACAACCAGTACACTTTTATCCTGCGTGTCGATAGTGGTAATTGTCCCTTTCATTTTAGTACTTCCATTCCAAATTACTTCCATACCAATCTTTGCTTCTTCAAATTTCATACTGCATGTCTCCTTTTCTGTTAATGGCAATCATACCAGTTATGACCAATAATACCCTCTGTATCCAACTGACATTTAAAGTTATAATATTTCTGTGTGTCTCTCATAGCTTCCTGTGCTTCACGAACAACAACCTTAGCTATTTCTTCTGTTCTACAAGCAATTTGTTGTTCATCATGCACCCATGCCATGAGCTGAAAATCTTTTCCATGATCTAATCCCAGGTTCAATAAGCGTTCTTCAGTTCGTACAATCCAGTATTTACAGACAATAGCACCTGCTGACTGTAATAGTAGATTAAGGGCACTATGGATAGACCGAGTATACAATAAGCGACCATCAAGGCCCTTCAAATATCGTGTTTTCCATTTCCTTTGTCTGAGTCCTACATCATATTCAGACAAAAGATTTTTTACATAACTCTGTAATTTCTTGATAGCAGGAGTTTCCTTTAAGAACTTCTTCCGTAGTTCTGCTCCATGCTCTGCTGTACCACCTACAATCTGTCCAATCTTTGCATCACCTGCACCGTAGAGGAACCCATATATGTTTTTGTGTTCCCATGAGGTCGTTACTCTCAT